TATGATGCTAATGAAAGAGAAACGAGAGATACCAGACTTTGATCTGGCACTTATTGATGCAGACTCCTTGATGTATCTCATTGCGTGGGTGACTACTAATCAGCGTCAAGCTGAGAAGTCACTGATGCAGCGGGTCGAGAAGATGATCAGTCTGACCGAAGTGAGTGAAGCTCATGTCTTCGTGAAGGGAGACAACAACTTCAGGTACAAGGTAGATCCGCAGTACAAGGCTAACCGCAAGGATGCCATGGAACCTGCGATGGCCGATCGAGTTGACCTACTATACTCGTTCGCACGGAAGAACTTCATTGAGAGTCATGGAGGTGAAGCCGACGACTACTGTTCCATCTATGCCTATCAGAGTCTCGAAGAAGGGAAGCTACCTGTCATCTGTCACATTGACAAGGATCTTAACATGATCCCTGGGTGGCACTTCCACTTCAAGAAGGAAGAGTTCTACTATGTAACTCCTGAGGAGAGTTTCACCTTCATGTGCCGCCAGCTGCTCAGTGGTGACATGTCCAGTGATAATATCCCTGGTCTGAAAGGGGTTGGTGAGACAACCGCAGCGAAGATGATGCATAATACGTACCTTTCAGGTATGAAGGACTACATCATCAAAGAATGGACACATGGTGGACGACAGATCAACAGTGGTGAGGCAACACCAGAGGATCGCTACAAGCGGTTCCTGATGTCAGCTAACTGTCTGATCCTTCGAGAGACCCTCGAAGAAGTCCGGCCACTCTCTGAAGCAGAGATCCTGCGGAAGATGGAATGGAGAGTGCCTGAGTCGGACTACCTGTTCCACAAGGAGAGGGATGTGTCAGATCAAGTCTTGCTGAACAGCCTACCTATTAACTGCTACATGGAATCTAAGAGGCCTGCGCGTGAAAACAAAAACAAAATGGATGTATCAAGGAAGAGCGTTTGACGAACCAGAAGGCTATTGCGGATTCGTATACCTTGTAACGTGTCTTCATCCGGACGAGGCTAGGCGCTATATTGGTCGCAAATTCTTCTTCAGCAAATTTGGGGTGAAATCCAAACAAAAAGAGTCAGATTGGAGGACATACAAAACAAGCTCCTCTCACGTTACTACCGCGATAAATAAGTTCGGGGAAGAGTATTTCACATTCGAAATACTTCAATTGTTCAAAACAAAAGGAGGGGTCGTTTCGGGGGAGGTTGAAGCCATGTGGGATGCTAGAGTGCTTCATACTAAACTAGAAGACGGCACCCCCGCTTATTGGAACAGGCAGATCGCTGGTGTAAGATTTATAGCTAAAGAAACTGTCAGCGACGAGACTAGGTCTAAGCTACGGCAAGCCTGGGACAACCCCGGAAGGAAGCAGAATATGTCCTTGTTCGCCAAAAAGATGGCTAATAAACCAGAGAATAAGGCACGACTAATAGCCCGTAATAAATCCGGTATCAATAGAAAGATCGAGGATTGGCAGATGCTGCAAGTGTTTGAGCTGCTGGAAGACGGAGCCAGCCATGCAACAATAAGTAAGTTGACTGGGATACCCAGTGGAACCATTGCTGGTAGTTTGTCGCGCCGTTCCTACAAGCATCAACAAGAATTGTATGACCAATGGAAATTGTTCAATGAAGATCAACCCGAAGCATCTTGACAGGTTCCTCGACGACGAGTTTGTGCCTACGCCCGAACCCAAGCTGAAGAAGCTCAGGATCAAGACCCCTGAAGGGGGTGCCCGCAAACCAGATCGTACCAAGATCCGGAAAGCTAAACGAGAGCAGACAACTGACAGAAAGTAAGCAATGTCTCAATGGCATTACGAAGCATGCCCTAAGTGCCCCTCATCAGACGCCCTTGCCTACAAAGACGGAGATGAATGGGGCCATTGTTTTTCATGTGGTCAAGGATCACGCATTGATGACGAAGAAGGAAACACTGTGGTAGCCAAGAAGAAGCAGACCGTTCAGCAGGATGACGCTGGGTTCCTAACTCTGGAAGAGATTGCAGAGTTCGAGATCCGGGGATTCCAAGAGAGAAACATCCGAAAGAACATCTCAGCGCATTATGGTGTGCGAGTCTCCTACGATGATGACGGTCAGATCAACAGCCACTTCTACCCGTACACTAAGAAAGGTACCATTGTTGGTTACAAGGAACGACAACTACCTAAGAAGTTCGCTATTCACGGTGGTGCCAAGGGAAAAGGACTTGAGCTGTTTGGACAGAGCGTCGCAGTCGGTGGCAAGAGACTGGTCATCACCGAGGGTGAACTGGATTGTCTCGCTGTAGCCCAAGCTCAGTACGACAAGTACCAGAAGTTCTACCCGGTCGTTTCCCTGCCGAGTGCAAGCCAGACGAACATCCTCATCGAGCAACGTGAGTGGTTGCGTCAGTTCGATGAAGTCGTTCTGATGTTTGACAATGACGAACCTGGACAGAAGGCTGTTACCGAAGCAGCTAAGATCGTTGGTTTCGATAAGGTAAAGGTAGCAAACCTACCCGAGAAGGATCCATGTGATGTCCTGCTGAAGCATGGCAGTGATGCTCTGATGAAGGCAGTCTTCGATGCACGTACATACAGTCCTGCTGGTGTCGTGAAGGGTGAAGACATCTGGGAACAGTACCAACAACTGAAGGCAGTGGAGTCGCTTCCTTACCCTGACTGTGTTGGCGGCCTGAACCCGCTGCTCAAGGGTATGCGTGATGGTGAAATCGTTTTGTTCACCTCAGGAACTGGTAGTGGTAAGTCTACAGTGGTCAAGGAGATTATTCTCCATGTGAAGGAAACCACCGGTGACAAGATCGGTATTGTCTCTCTGGAAGAATCCATCGGGGACACTGCACAAAAGCTGATTGGTATGCAGCTGAAGCAGAACCTGGAAGAGAAGCCGGCTGAAGAGGCAGCTGAGCGTAAGGCATTCGAGAAGTTGTTTGCTGATGAGCAGATCATGATGCTGGATCACCAAGGCTCAGTCAGTGATGACAGTCTCATTGACAAGATCGAGTACCTTGCACTGATGGGTTGCAAGAAGATCTTCCTGGATCACATTACCATCGCTGTATCTGAAGGTGCTGACGGTAAGACGGGTAACGAAGCTGTTGACTACGTCATGAGTGCTTTGCTGAAGGTCGTGAAAAAGCACAACGTATGGTTGGGTGTTATCAGTCACTTGCGTAAGGGATCTGACCGTAAGCCCTTCGAAGAAGGTTATCTACCCTCGGTGGATGACATCAAGGGTTCGGGCTCGATCAAGCAGATCAGCTTCGACATCATTGCGTTCGCCCGCAACATGACCTCTGAGGATGAAGTGATCAAGAACACGATCAAGTTCCGTGTTCTGAAAGCCCGCAAGACGGGTCGTACCGGTGATGCCGGTGCTGCGTTCTACGATCACAAGACAACCCGGCTACGCAAAGCCGATATGATGGAGTTTACATGAACGCGGTAGAGAATGCGCTAATGCGCTTTCTTGAGAAGAACGAACTGGAAATGCACATTAACGAGCGTGGGGATATCATCCTGCGCAGTACTCATGTCCTAGATACTGACGAAGTTAATCTGAATCGGTGGCTTAGAGAGGAATAAATGACTAACCTAGAATTATTGAATAGTGGTATTCGTCCCGAACGTTTCTATGGCATGGACCACATTCCCGAAGGATTTAATCTGGTAGAGGACGACGACTGGACACAGGACTATAAATACCAAGTCAATGCGTGTGTCTACGAGAAGGACGGTGAGTTCTTTCGTATCAGTAATTCCCGCTCTGGCAGTTATCATACTGATTGGTACTATGATACTGCATCTGTAGAGCAAGTCAGGAAGGTAGAGAAGGTAGTTGTGTCAGTATCTTGGGAGCCAATCTAGAGGAGTTAAATGTACCTGCGAGAGTACCGTCTATACAGATGCATATGGTGTGGTATCAAAATGAAATTTCCGTTCCCCTGGCAAGGGCGTCCATCCGGGCCTCAGTGTCAGTGCAACCCTAACAGTTGGGGCAACTGGATTAGAATCAAGGAATAGTAATGTCCCCGCAAGAATACTTAGAGGAAAAAGTAGGTAAGATTGTACCCGACTCCAATAAGGTTTACAACGAAGGTGCGCGACTACTTGCTAACTTTCCTGACTGGGAAATACACCTTGACCGTATCATCAACGAAGCATGGAACACCCTGCTCAAGTACTGTATCCGCAACAAGCAATCTGCATACAGTGCTTCTGTTAAGCTTACCTTCTCTTCGGACCTGATCGGTAAGAGGATAGCCCGAGATATCGGGATCGATGAAACGAACATCAAGAGTACCCTCTCATTGGGTGACTTGATGTTGGAGTCCTTTCTTCAGGCGGATCTGATTGAGATCTTCCGAGAGTACGAAGGTCGTAGGGCACCTTACATGGTGCGTATCATTGGAGATGTGGATGCTATTAAGCCTGTGCTTATTGGTACTAGTTTCGTACCTCTGGAGCCGATCAGTGGACTCCGTTCGACACTAACTAAAGAGCCATTCATCAAAGGATGGCACAACGCCAAGAAGTTCCACGAGTACCTTGATGCGCCCTTCGTCCGGTCACTCAACGCTCTTCGAGCACAAGCATGGAAACTTAATGAACCTGTTCTCAAGGTTCTGATGATGAATCCGCCAGATACCTCGATGGATCTGGTCGACGAAGACGGTGTCATCCACACGTATCACTTCGATCGGTCGCACGGTGAATTGCCGGACGATCTGAAGCACATGGACGGTACACCGTTCCTGGGTCTGAAGGATGCGAAGCTGCAACGTATGATGAGCAAGATGTTCGAGTACAATCAAGTCGTGGCGAAGGCCATGATGGTGAAGGAGAATGGCGGTGTCTTCTATCAAGAGGTCTCCTGCGACTACCGTGGACGGGTCTACTACGCAGAACCCTTCCTTGAGTTCCAAGGAAGCGATATCTCCCGGTCACTTTTTCTATTCAACGAGACAAAACCCGTTGGAAGCGATGGTTCCTACTGGCTCTATATTCATGCGGCTACTTGCTACAACGAGAGCTTCACAGTCGAACAACTCCGAGGAATAAAGTGGACAACGACCAACTACGTGCAGTATCTGAAGAAGGAAGGCCTGGACACGATCAGCGTGGACAAGATGACGATCAAGGATCGGTACAACTGGACAAAGGAATACTTGTCGAGGTTCATGTGCCTGTCTACGGGGAAACCGGTTTTCCAGACGAGTGCGGAGAAGCCGTATGCTTTCCTGGCGGCACTCTACGAGATCTCAGGATATCTGGCGGATACTTCATCATACAGGTCTGGGCTACCGATCCCCATAGATGGCTCCAACAATGGTAAACTAGAATACCTGCCATTGTAAAACTCCGTGAATTCGGTGGAACCCCTGAAATGGGCAATACCGAGCTAAGTTAAATCGAGCGTAACGACTATCCCGAGAGGGAGTACGGACAAGTGTCTGGAAGCGCGGAGCACTGTGGTAAGTCACGGTGAAGATATAGTCTGATCTGCATAGTAATATGCAGCTGCCAACCACCTGCCAACCGGTACCTAAAGAGGAATCAATAGGAGAATACCAGATGGATAAATACTATGTGTACCAACACTTAGATAGTGGTTCAGTTGTCTACGTAGGTAAAGGTAGTTTTGATAGGGCTTGGTCTCTTAAAAGAGCTAATGAAGAGCATATCAACTGGATGAAACAGAAACTACCTTATCTTGATGTAGATATCGTTGAAAGTAATTTAGCAGAAGAAGACGCTCTGGAGATGGAGCGTCAACTGATTTTAAAATTACAACCAAAATTCAATTCATTTCATACTGCTAGGGACAAGACTCGTCTGGAAAACCAGGGTAAATGGTTGTCCACCGAGAAATCTAGATTTGGTGATCCGGAACTACAGAAAGAGCTCGGCAAGCGGGCTGTAAAATCCCCAGGACACCCTAATAATGTGCTGCTTAAATGCATACATTGTAATGTTGAAATGAATGTTGGTCATATTAAGCGATATCATAATGACAACTGTAAAAAGCGGGTTAGTATTAACGACACTAACTGAACAACATGTGGCAGCATCTGGCAGCTATGTCGAAGGACAAACACGCCGGTGCGCTAGTTTCCCTGACCCCGAGCAAATTGCAGAACGACTTCTATGTGGCGGTGGCAAAAGACCTAGTAAGGCTAATGCCGGACTGGTTCGACGAACGGAAGATTCCCATGAAGCACATCCGGAAGGGTATTGCTAAACGTGGATCGATGACCCGTGCATACAGTGCAGGTAAGACCCGTATTGCGAAGAACATGTA